ATGCAAATTTTATATCATAAATGTGAATTCCATAACGATATGATATCGGAACAGGCTATTCGTGAAAAAATTGGTATCAATCATCTGGGTATGCGCATTGCCTTGCAAAAATGTATGGACGACGGACTTATCGCAACCAGTCTTGATTTAGACGTTATAATAATTATTCTTCATGGGAGTTTTAGTGGCATTGTTAAAAACTGGCTCATTAATCCAATGAGTTATGATCTTTATAAACAAGCGCCAGTATTAGTTGATAATGTATTAAAAATGTTAAGCCCAGATGGTAGCGTAAGGCAATTAGCGCAGAGTGAGAGTCAGGTGGGGTAGTTTTAGCCGCCAGGCCTGACGGCTGCTGAAATGGGGTTGGTGGCGCTATTCGAGGTCGACGCAGTTGACCAGCTTAAGGGGATTCACTGAGTTCATATTCCGACACTTATCGTGCTCTGTTGTCATCAGCTCTATCCATTGGATGAGCAGCGCATCAAAAAGAAAAACGAATACTGCAAAAACAACCAGCCACCAATACTTGCGAATCATTACCAAACCCTGTGTATTCATGCCCAAGCGTGCAGGGAATATACACGAAATCTGTAACCTGAAAAGCAGACTTACAATGCCTTTACTTTGTTGAAAGATCGCCGCTCTTTGCCGTCAATCGACTCTTTTTAGACAGGTTTTTTGTCTTACGTTTTTTCACCTTGGCAAGCTCAATTTCTGAAAAATGAGAACCGATACTCAGTCTTCTGAGCCCCATTTTTACGTATTCAACATTGATCTCAATCCCGACAAACTTGCGACCCAATTCCACGGCGGTGGCACCGGTGGTGAAGCTGCCGGCAAACGGATCCAGTACCCTGTCATCTGGGTTCGAGGATGCCAGAATTATACGCTCCAGGAGGGCTTTGGGTTTCTGGGTGGGGTGGTTTTCGTATTCGTCCATCAGATAGCGAACGCGTGGGAACTCCCAGACATTTCCCGGCACTTTTTTCTGATTGTATGGCTGCGGTGGATTTTTTCTGTAGTCTATTAGCGCGCGTTGAGCCCCGGTTTTGGCTTCAACCAGAATATCGTCACGATTAAATGTGTAGTTTTTCTGATCTTTTACCATCATCAGGATCGGTTCATACATCGAACCAAAGTAATTTTTGGCCTGTACCCCTGAGCTATCGTATGACCACACGATACGGCTCTTGATAGTAAAGAGCTGGCGGCATTTGAGGTCAATATACGGCATGTTCTCCGTACTGTTCATGATGTACATGGTGCCGTGCGGTTTGAGAATGCGATGGCACTCGTCAATGCACTCAAACAGCCACGCCAGAAAAGCCTCTTCATCCCAGGACTCCACCATCCCGTCAAAATCTTTACCGATGTTATAAGGTGGATCGGCAAAAATGAGATCGACGCTTTCAGAAGGCAGCTTTTTCAGTTCGGTCAGTGCATCACCCAGGATTATCTTTTTAGATTCATCGCCAAAATAGACAGGTTCACATCTTGCGTTCATCGCCAAAGCCTCCCGTGTGAAGTTAATAAAAAAGGCGCTTCCCCATGCCGAGTAGCGCCTTTTAAAACAAACATTTAACTGATTAGTATCAGTTCATGCCGTACTGTCAGATTAGCTGTTTTCATGCTTTGCGGTGGTTTTTATATTTTATTTAAAATCAATCAGTTAAATGAAAATGTAACTGTATATTGTTCCAGTGCTTTTTGTTGTTTATGCTATTATGCAAGCAATTCTGTATAAACATTTGTATAAACACTTTGGGCTGGGTGATGGTCTATGGCTGGCGAACTTAACAAACTGAGCGACAGGAAGTTAAAGGGATTACATGGCATCCCGGCCAGTAAGATTGAGTTTTATGCTGATGGTGCCGGGTTGAGCGCTAAGGTAACGAAAGCTGGTGGCATTAGCTGGGTGTTTACTTACCGACTCGACGGGCAGAAGCTGCATCGGCTGACTCTGGGGCGCTACCCTGATATGAGTCTCAAAGAGGCCCGTTCCTCGCGTGATAAATGTCGTCAGTGGCTGGCCTCTGGTAAAGACCCAAAGCACCAGTTGGCGCTAACTACTCAGGAAACGCTTAAACCGGTCACGGTGCAGGAAGCTATCGAATACTGGATACGCGAATATGCGGAAGAAAACCGTGCGAACGTTGAGCGGCATAAAGCGGAGCTGCGCAAACACATTTACCCTTACATTGGAAAAATGGCGCTCGCTGACTGCGAAACCCGATACTGGCTTGACTGCTTTGACAGGATGAAAAAGAAAACGCCAGTTGCTGCGGGTTATGTATTCCAGATGTGTAAGCAGGCTCTGAAATTCTGCCGCGTTCGCCGTTACGCCGTCAGTACCGCCCTTGAAGATTTGAGTATTCCCGATGTTGGTAAAAAGCAGGCGAAAAAAGATCGGGTATTGAAAGATAAAGAGGTTGGGGGATTGTGGGCAGCTATATCGTCCGGCGATGTTTTTCTGCCTTACTACACAAACTTGCTCAGGATCACCACCCTGTTTGGTTGCCGCACCCAGGAGGCCAGATTGTCAGAGTGGGCCGAATGGGATATGGAGGCGTGGGTGTGGACAGTACCAAAAGCGCATAGTAAAGGCGGTGAAAAGATTGTGCGTCCAGTTCCAGAGGCGATGCGTTCATTTATTGAAATGCTCCACGATGAAACAAAATCATCCGGCTACCTTCTCGGGGTTGTGAAGAATAGCGAGGCGGTTAGCCAGTGGGGCCGTAGCGTTTATAAAAAACTGGGGCATTCTGAACCCTGGACATTGCATGATCTACGGCGAACGCTTGCAACGCATATGAATAATATGGGTATCGCTCCGCACGTTGTTGAACAGTTGCTGGGCCACTCAATGCCGGGAGTTATGGCGATTTATAACCGTAGTCTGTACTTGCCGGAGAAACTGGACGCGCTGAACAAGTGGTATGACCGCTTAGAGCTTCTTGCGGGTAATCATCAAAATGTGGTTCTGTTACCTGTAGCGAATAGAGATTAAACTGATATTGCGGGTCTAGGTCGGCCAACCGAAAAGCGGGAAACCCTACCCGCCTGGCTCGCAAGTCATTAGGGGCGTTGAGGGTGACGATATGTTAATTAACAAGAAAAGCGATTTGCCGGAATATTTCGATATAGGGAAATATAAAACTTTTGAATCATTAGATGATAGAGAGTTTTTTAATCAGTTATTAATGCGTCACTATATGGTCGCAGACTATGAAAAATGGATGGATGAAGATGATTTGAAAATAATAATGTCTAATCCAGTAGCTGACAGAAAATATAGTGAGGATGCCTTTGCAGGTGTTGATTACGTGCAACCCGATATGCAGGAAAATAACTCAAATGCAGGTAAGCGGCTTGGTTCGTCAATGTTGATTGAGCCTTTACAGCGTCACGATATATTCAAAATAATGCACTCTAAAAAAGTAGTTGATGAATATGATGATGCTGATACTTTGGGGCTGTTGGACTGTATTAATCTGATTGATAACTTCGGGAATGATTTCTTTGTTAAATTGGACTTACGTTATCCTGACGAATTTTTAATTGAAGATTTATCATCTTTGCTTTCATCATGGCGAAATTCCTTAAATATTCCAGACCCAAATAATGAACTATCAATAAATTCTTGGGAAGTAGCCAGAAGGAAGATAATAAGTTATGGAATCTTCCCCTATGCTGACCTGTTCTGCTGGCAAAAAATTACAGGAAACAGGATAAGCAGTAGTGTTATTGCCGGTTCGATTTTCCCTGATCTATCAGTCGGAGAAAAGAAACTCTGTGAAACTATTCGGCCTTTTTTCGAAAAAAATCTTGCAAATTTTTCGTTAGAAAAGTTTGAGAGAGAAATTCGTGAGAGGTTGATTGAGCAAAAAAATAGGCGTAGGAAATGAATTTTTTTCTTCTGTATCAGTAAGATGATGTAGATATCAATATTCCTCCACAACACAAGAACAGTTAGGAAAGTGTCCTTCTGAATGTGTGAAGTGGAGGAAGCATGTCAAATACTCTTTTTACCCCGCCAACACCTGAACAACGCCGTACCATTCTCGCAGAATATGGCATTAAGTTTGATCGCCGTATTCGTGAAAGTGAATGCTTCGAAATAACCAGCCTTTCCCGTTCCACCCGCTGGTATATGGAGAATGAAGGTAAATTCCCGCCACGCTGCCACTTTGGCCGTAATAGTTGCGCATGGCTTTTGTCAGATGTTCTTTGGTGGGTTCGCAATCCACCTGCTGTTGAGAACGTCAACACCCCTTACAACCGTAAATCCGCGTAGGGGGCGCTATGCAAAAATTAAATGAGTTGGTTCCGGTTAATCCCGGAAATATTGGCGGCGTGACGGTATCGCTGGTTAGTGCAAAAAAACTCCATGAGTTTCTCTGCGTTGGGCGTGATTTCACCACCTGGATTAAAGGGCGTATCAGCCAGTATGGTTTCACTGCTGGCGTGGATTTTACTGTGGTTGAAAATTTGAGCGCCCCCGTTTCGGGGAGCGCAAAATATCGCCAACAAATTGCACATGATTACCTGATCACCATCGACATGGGTAAAGAGCTGGCAATGGTTGAGCGCAACGAAAAAGGGCGTGAGGTACGCCGCTACTTCATCAACTGCGAACGCCAGGCCAAAGCCGCCGCTAATATCCCCCAGACGTTACCGGAAGCCCTGCGCCTTGCTGCTGATCTGGCAGAAAAGGCAAGCGAACTTGAAAACCGGCTGGTGGCCGCTGCACCAAAGGTTGATTTCGCTGATCGCGTGGCGGAGATCAGCAAGGGTATTTCCATTCAAAATTATGCCAAAGCCGTAGGGGTTGGCCCCTTCAAATTATTCGGCTGGATGAGGCAACAGGGGATTCTCATCAATGGCGGCCAGCGCCACAACCTGCCTATGCAGCGTTATATCGATAGCGGTTATTTTGCCGTTCGCCAGGGAACGTATGAAACGAATGGCGAGGTAAGAGCCTCATTCACAACGATGCTGACAGGGAAAGGTGAGCAGTGGTTAACGAAGAAACTGATCGCTGGTGGTGTATTGCCGGAGGTGCCGAATGCTGACGCTGAATAAAACAAAGGCAGCTTTGCAGAGCTGCCAATGTCACTACGAAAAACCGAAACAGATTAAGCATACCAGGGTTAATGCTGGTGGTCAAAGAATGAGCCAGCGCAATTCTGCGCCCGCTGATTTTATTCAGGATTTTGGCTCTTCTTTTGCCTTTTGGCGCTGGCGGCGTTTGATTTCGCCTTTCGCAGCAGTGACAAGAAACCCTGCGGTACTTTCACCTTCATGTTTAAAAAGCTCGATATCTTCCATCACATCATGGGGGATTCGAACTGTGGTCATTTGTGACTTTGCATTCTTCGCACCTGTTGCCATTACTGAAACTCCTTATGTTAGGTGTATTTCAGTATACGCAAAAAAAATAAAAGAAAAAGGCTTGAAGTGTATTTCACTTTGGGCTAGTTTGAATATTAAAGGTGACATACACCTTTCAAGTGCGAAGCCCGGTAGTGCTAGGAACACTAACCGGGCCTCTAACCACAAACCGTTATACGAGGTAACAGTTATGGCTGAATTACAGCATACCCAAACTCGCCCGGAATTCACATGGTTATTCCTGGCAACCCCAGACCACACCCCAGAATGCACACCTGTAGTGCTCCGCTTTGATGCTGACACGGAAGTTAAAGCCCGCGCCGCTTTCCCCGGCTGGGATTTGGTTTTCGCTGCCAAAATCCGCTCCCATTCGCCTTGTCGCGTTGCGTTCTTCGATTACACCACCCGCCGTGGCTGGGAGTTCGACAGTGCCGCGATTCAGGAGGTGCGCCATGCGTAAGGTCAAATGGTCGGAAATTGACATTGAAGATGAACTGCGCCGCCTGGAAGCGTTGCTCTCAACATCGCTGTATATGAATTTTGATGATGAAACCGAGTACAGCGTTGCGATGGATCTGATCAGTATGTCGTTGTCCCGCATTCGTGAACTAAAAGCGGCAAGTGAGGTGACCCATGCGTGATATTTACCATCAGCTTGTTAAGAGCACTCCTGATTTTAAAAACTTCACTGATGAGGCTTTGGCTGAATCCAGCGATTTATATTCTGCTGGCGCATTTGCCATCAATAGTGCGCTCACACTGATCGGCAATCTGGCGTTTGATGCAATCAATGCAGAGGACTATTCCGATGAAGATGCCCGGCGTGATTTGATCCTTGTAAGCCATGCATTGCGTCACCTTCCCAGAATGGCGCAAGCACTCAATCAGAGTAGTGATGCTGCGGATTATGTGCGTACCCAGCGTAATAAAGCAGGGGAGCAATCATGATCAGTCACTTGAAATTTAACGAGCTTGAAAACCGAGTCGATTTGCTGGTTAACCGCGTTCTGGAGTTAGAGCAGCAGGTGCGCACACTCACCGAAAGCCAGGGGGGAGATATTCCTCCCGGTATGGCTCCGGTCGCCACGCTGGCGGCTGAGTTCGGCATATCGACGAAAAAAGCCGAAGAGCTGGCAAAAAACACGGGCGTGATGCTGGTCAGAATGAAAGCTGGTGGCTTTATCGCGCCGGATAACAAGTTCAGAGAGGTGGCGAGGCAGGTTCTGCGCAGCGCGAAGCGCAAATATGGATCGGCGTACTGGTATCACCCATTACTTGGCAAATTTCAGATGAGCGGAGGTATCCCGCAATGACCGATATTTTTGAAGTGATAGGCCCATTGTTCCGCAAACTGACCGAAACCTGTATTGCTCACCAGATAGCGGAAACCGGTTCGGCAACCTTGCTGGTGGAAAGCGATAAGTATATGGCCCGCTATCGCTTCACGCTGGAGCCGCGCGTAACTGAAAACGTATTGATGAAATATATGATTTTTGGCTGCTTTGAAGAATTCGGGCGCGATGAGGGGTTAAGGCGTTTGCGGGATATTCTGCTGACCTGCTTTACCGACGATGGCGATATTAACGAAATGGGGTTGCAGATAGTGAAAAGCTGCCACCTTGAATACCTGCATGAAGATTTGGAAGCGGATCTTTCCAATAAGGTGCTGCACTGATGAAGATGAAAAACGCCCCAAACATTAAGTGTCTGCCAAAGGACAAGTTTACTGAGGCGATTATTTTTGCGGGTGAAGATGCTTATTCACACGCGCAGCACTGGATCGAGAGCGAGGGGAAAAGGGCGGGGGATGATGTGCCGCCTGTGTATCTGGGGAAAAAGCAGCTGGAGGAGCTTGAAAGGCTGAATATCATCGATCAGGGGCGTCGTTGCGTACGCGTGATTAGAGCTGGTGAGCTTTCAGAAACTCAGGTGAGTATCATTGCTACCAAACTGGCGCTGTCTGATGTGAAAGAGGCACGCTTGTTTAATGGCATGTTTGAGCCTCAGCCAAAAGAGAACTGGACGGATGTACTCCCACGGCTCAGGGAAGATGCCGAGCGTGGGGAAAGTATTGTGGTAAATCTGCCTGTGAAAAAAAGGGAGCCAAAGCCTGAACCGGGTGATGAACTGAAACCCCGCGTAGAGAGCCGTAACGATGGCCTGTACTGGATCACGCCAAAGGTGGATAAGGACAGCGGAGAAATAATCAATAACGAAACGTGGCTGTGTTCGCCGCTTGAGGTGGTGGGTTCCGGTAGTGACGGGGCCGAGCGCTATCTCGTTTTGCGCTGGTGTTCGCCACGTGGCCATGAAGATATTACCAGGGCGATCCCCTGTGCTGATATCGGTGAGCGTGACGGCTGGCGCTCTCTAAAGGCTGGTGGGGTAAACGTAACGACTAAAAGTACATTCCGGGCAATTCTTGCCGACTGGCTACAGCAATGTGGTGCAGGGCAGGAATGGATTATTAGCCATACCACCGGCTGGCATCACGGCGCATACATCATGCCAGATGGTGAAGTTATCGGTGATCCGGAAATGCCTATTCTCTTTAACGGTCGCAGCGCTGCATCTTCCGGTTATGCCGTGGCTGGAACTGCTGAAAGTTGGCGGGATTCAGTGGCATATCTGGCAGGAGGCAACCCATCGATGATGCTGGGTGTGGCTGCGGCATTGTCTGCGCCGCTGATCGGGCTGGTGGGCGCTGATGGCTTCGGCGTCCATTTGTTCGAACAGTCCAGCGCCGGTAAGACTACCACCGCAAATATTGCGAGCAGTATTTGGGGCGAGCCCGACGCTTTGAGGTTGACCTGGTACGGTACCGCGCTTGGTATTGCTAACGAGGCAGAGGCGCATAACGACAGCCTGTTACCACTTGATGAGGTAGGGCAGGGCAGCAGTGCTAAAGATGTCGCCACGTCTGCTTACACTTTGTTTAACGGGGCTGGGAAGTTGCAGGGGGCTAAAGAGGGTGGCAACCGGGAGCTAAAGCGCTGGCGAACTGTTGCGATCAGTACCGGGGAAATGGATATTGAAACATTCCTGGCTGCTGGTGGAATTAGGGTGAAAGCTGGGCAACTGGTGCGCCTGCTGAATATCCCCATGGAGAAATCCACGGCCTTTAACGGGCTGGCTAACGGAAAGGCCCACGCCGATGCACTGAAAGAGTCATGGATTGATAACCACGGCGCAGCAGGGCGTGAGTGGGTAAAATGGCTGGCAACCCACCAGCAGGAGGCTAAACAGGCTGTGCGGGATGCGCAGACGCGCTGGCGCAGTCTTATTCCGGCTGATTATGGTGAACAGGTTCATCGTGTGGCTGAGCGCTTCGCCATTCTTGAGGCTGCGCTGGTAACTGGTGCATCAATCACCGGATGGAGTGAACAGGCCAGCCGTGACGCTATCCAGCATAGCTTTAACGCCTGGGTGAAAGAGTTCGGCACGGGTAACAAAGAGCACCAGCAGATCATCGAGCAGTGCGAGGCGTTCCTGAATGCCTACGGTTTAAGCCGCTTTGCACCGTTGCCCTATGATCCGTCCAGTATGCCGATTCGCGATCTGGCCGGGTATCGAAAGCGCAAAAGCAGCCATGATGATTCGCCGCTGGTGTTCTATACGTTCCCCGCAACGTTTGAGAAGGAGATAGCTCAGGGCTTTAACGCCCGGCAGTTTGCCCGCGTGCTTGCCGCTGCTGGCTTGCTTTCTGAGCCGTCCAGCGGGCGTGGATACCAGCAGAAATCCCCGCGTATTGATGGGCGTCAAATCAACGTTTATGTGCTTCACCAGGTTGCGGAAGATGGAGAAGAATAAATTACACATGTGAGGGTTATTAATGTTGGTTCAGTTGGTTCAGTGTCTATGGGTTATGTTCATGTGGCTGTTTTATATGGGTTTAATGTCAAAAAAATGAACCAACACCGAACCAACAAATAGCAGTTTTGAACCAACAAACGGGCAGTTTGAACCAACGTTTTAGAACCTCATGGACTGAACCAACATGAAAATACCCAATGTTGGTTCAAATCGGGGCTTTGTTGGTTCACTCAACGGGAAATAATCCTTATAAAACAATCATCTTTACAAATTGAACCAACTGAACTAACTGAACCAACATAGTTCTGTATATATACGTGAAAAATAAAGAGGTCATTAATGAAACTGATTGGCAAAGATAACGGGCATATGAGCGATCTTAAGTTTCTCTACAGCGCCGTTGATGAGCTTTCAAATAAAGATGAGATTACAGTGACGGATTTTCTGGCTCTGAGTGCGTTTGTCACTTCTGAAAAGCTTGATCTGGAATCGTACCAGTCTGGGCTGGAAGAAGGGGGGCAAGAGTTGTCGAAAGACGCCAGCGCTTACCTCGATCTTCTACAGAGGATGGCGGCTGATTTGTCGTACCCAACCTCTGGCCTTGAGAACGCTATCCATAGCGCACAATCAACAGCAAGCTGGGCTTTCTATCAGTGGGGGCTGGATAAAGAATAATCATCCAGTCATATAAGCTAAAGGCCTGGTTTTTCCCAGGCCATATTTTAAAGCAGACCTAATAGCGCAGAAGCGCCAGCGCCAACGATACTGGCAACGGTGCTATTTTCCAGTAACTGTTTCAACATTGATTTAGCCTGTGGATCGCCAGAGTTAGCCACTTTCTCGACAAGTTCAGTAATACTGATATTCACCAGCATATGATTACTTTCACCTATTTGAACTTGCTCACCACTGACGGAGCCAATATTAAAAGTATTCATACTCTTTGCTGTCCTGTGTGCGTTGGAAGAAAGATTCTCTACGGATAACGTAAGTAAGTGAGGATGCGTTGTACCCACGTTCAGCGTTCCATTCTTTGATATTGAAAGATCGACAACTTTAAGGCTTAACTCACGGCTTCCAATCTTCTGAATCAGAATATCGCCCAATTCAATTTGCGGTTCGTCAGTAAACGGGATATCTACCTGATTTTTTCCTGTGTTCCGGCTTCCTTTAAACTCCTCGCCGGAAATTAAAAAAATATCCGGGTATGCCATATCATCAAAATCGAAGTCCATAAAATCCCCCAGAAGTGGTTTTTTTCCCGTTCATATTATCAAACTTTGTAAATTATTTGTTCTCCTGTTTTCGCTGCTGTTTGCGACAACATAGAGCTGTTTACTCATTGATTATTATGTATATCTTGAAGAGTGGCACTCAGACGTGAGCCGCCACTGTCCACCTGGTTTTTTCCCGTTCTGCGACGGTTTCCTTTCCAGGTGGACATCCCTCCAAGCGCAGGTTTCACGTCTCAACATTAATTGTTACGGAAACCACTCCATGAAGAAATTACTTGAATTACGCCAGCAGAAAACCGCACTCAAAACCCAGATGCGTTCCATGCTGGAAAAAGCTGACAGCGAAAAGCGAAGCCTGAACGATGAAGAGGGAAAGCAGTTCGACGAACTCCGCGCCCAGGCTGATGCGCTTGAAGTTGAAATTACCCGCCTTGAGGCCGTCGCCGACGATCAGCGCAATTTGCCTGGTACTTCTGTTGAAGGTAAAGGTGTAAGCAACGATGAGCTGCGCCACTACATCATGACCGGCGATACCCGCTCTCTCTCCACGTTAGTGCAGGCTGACGGCGGCTATACCGTTATCCCTGAGCTGGACAAAGAGATCATGCGCCAGTTGCAAGATGACAGCGTTATGCGCTCCATCGCCACGGTGAAGACCACCAAAACCAACGAATACCAGAAGCTGGTGTCAGTGGGCGGCACTACCGTTAAGCGCGGCACCGAAGGCGAAGCGCGTACCGAAACCAGCACACCGAAGATGGAGCGCGTTGATATCAAACTCAACCCGATCTACGCCTACCCGAAAACCACTCAGGAAATTCTCGACTTCTCCGAAGTTGATATTCTGGGCTGGCTGTCTTCCGAAATTACCGACACCTTCACTGCTACCGAAGAAACCGACTTTGTGAACGGCGACGGTGATAAAAAATCCAAAGGGTTCCTGTCCTATCCGCGTGCGGCCACCAGCGATAAAACCCGTCCGTTCGGCACGCTGGAGAAGATGGAGGCTGCTGCCGTTTCCTCTGATGGTCTTATCGACCTGCTGTATAAGCTGAAAGCCAAATACCGCAAAAATGCCGTATGGGTGATGAACTCCAACACTGCCGCTACGCTGCAAAAGCTGAAAAACGGCAACGGGGATTACATCTGGCGTGATCGTCTCGTCGCTGACTCTCCCGATACCCTCCTTGGCCGTCCGGTTCAATACCTGGAAACCATGCCTGATGCGGCTGCGGGTGAAGCGTTCCTGGCAGTCGGCGACTTTAAGCGCGGTTACTTCATCGTGGATCACACCACTGGCGTGCGTACCCGCCCCGACAACATCACCGAACCTGGTTTCTACAAGGTGCACACCGATAAATACCTAGGCGGTGGTGTGGTGGACTCCAACGCCATCAAGGTGCTTGAGCTTTCCGGTTCCGGTTCCTGATCTGACGTTTAAGGGGCTTCGGCCCCTTTTTGCCCTCTGTGGAGTCCAACAATGAAAACAATCGATTTTGAAATCCGTACCTCCGAACTGAGCGCCAGCAACAAAAAGCTGGTGGGCTATGCCGTGCGCTGGAACAGCCTGTCAGAGGTGATCTGGGATGAGTTCCGCGAGCAGTTTGCGCCGGGGGCGTTTAAAGACAGCCTGGCATCCGGTAGCGATGTGCGTGCACTGTACGAGCATAACTATACCCAACTGCTGGGGCGTACCAAATCCGGCACGCTGGTGCTGTCCGAGGACGATACCGGGCTGCGCTTCGAGCTGACCCCGCCGAACACCCAGCTTGGGAATGATGTGCTGGAGCTGGTGGAGCGCGGGGATATCTCCGGTATGAGCTTCGGTTTCCGTGCGCTGAAAGAGGCGTGGGATATCGACCAGTCTCCATACCTGCGCACCGTGACCGCTGCCGAACTGCGGGAAATCACCGTTACCTCTATGCCTGCTTATCCTGAGTCTGGCGTGGAAATCGCGCACCGTTCTCTGTTCTCCCAACATCCTGAACTGCGCCGCGCTGGCGATAACCGCCGCCGCTGGGCTGAATTAGCGGGGCTCTGATATGTGGAATATCTGGCCATTTGGCCGTAAGTCTGAACCCTCTGAGCAGCGTAGCATGACCATTGATGAGTTTCTGGCGATGGCAGGGATTCCAAATACCGGATCAGGCGAATATGTGTCTGCGGGTACTGCGGAATCTCTGCCTGCGGTGATGAATGCCGTGTCAGTTATCAGTGAGGCCGTGGCAACAATGCCCTGCTACCTTTACCGCGTCCGTAATGATAACGGGCGTGAGGCGCGGGAATGGCTGAGCAATCACCCGGTAGATTTTCTCCTGAACGAGCAGCCGAACGACTGCCAGACGCCTTACCAGTTTAAACGCACGATGATGCGGCACTGTCTGCTGAACGGTAACGCCTATGCGGTGATCCAGTGGGGCCGAGACGGGCAACCGCAATCCCTGCACCCGTATGCGCCTGGGAGCGTTGTTCCTGAGCGTATCGGCCAGCATAAATATAAATACACCGTTACTGAGCCGTTTACCGGGGCTGTGCGCACCTACCTGCAGGAAGAGATTCTGCACCTGCGTTACTCCACCGATGATGGTTTTCTGGGGCGTTCGCCGATCACCATCTGCCGTGAGGCGCTGGGGTTAGGTCTGGCCCAACAGCGCCACGGTGCCAGCATTATGAAAGATGGAATGATGGCTTCGGGGGTAGTGGTAACTAAAGAATGGCTCGACAGCGTGAAGGGCAAACAGGCAATGGATGCGCTGGAACGTTACAAAGGTGCCAGAAATGCCGGGAAAACGCCGATCCTTGAAGGTGGCATGGACTATAAGCAACTTGGCATGAGCAATCAGGATGCTGAGTGGCTGGCCTCCCGGCGCTTCTCCATTGAAGACATTGCCCGCATGTTCAACGTGTCCCCCATCTTCCTGCAGGAATACAGCAACAGCACCTACAGCAACTTTAGTGAGGCGAGCCGCGCATTTCTCACCATGACGATGCGTCCGTGGCTGGCGAACTTCGAGCAACAAATTAAATCCGCGCTGCTGGTGGCCTCTCCCGTTCCGGGAACCCGCTATCAGGTGGAGTTTGACTCTGCTGACCTTCTCCGTGCCACACCTACCGAGCGTTACGCCACTTATGAGCGCGGTATCAAGAACGGGATTATGAACCCGAACGAAGCCCGTGAGCGTGAGGGTATGCCGCCGCGTGAAGGTGGTGACGAATTCAGTCAGGCATGGAAGCAGGAAGTGAAGATCAGTAAAGATAGCAAGGACGGTGACTTATGAGAGCCGGAGGACTGAGAAGCCGCGTCACTATCCGGGTATTCACTACCGACCGTGATTCAACTGGTCAGGTTATTCAGGTGTGGGAAGACGGGGAAACCATCTGGGCTGAGGTTAAGGGGATCAGTGGTCGTGAACTGGTGGCGGCTGGTGCTGAGGTTGCCGAAGCAACGATCCGCGTCTGGGTGCGATTCCGCCGCGATATTACTGCCGCCAACCGCCTGAAGGTGCTGACTGGCCCGTTTGCCGGGGCAACGCTCAACATCATTGGACCACCGATACCGGACTCAGGCATGACGCATCTTGAAATTCTCTGCAAACAGGGGACCGAGAAATGACAACTGAAATCACCCTGGCTGAAGCAAAGCTGCATTGTCGTATTGATGGCAATGATGAAGACACGCTGATACAGGCGTACATCGATGCGGCGCTGGAGGTTTGCCAGAAGCATATCGGTAAGCGATTTGATAACGGTCTGGAGTTTACCCCCGCTATCAGGATCGGCTGTCTGATGTACGTCTCTCAGCTTTATGAGTACCGCACGATGATTGGCGACACTGAGGCGAAAGAGGTTCCGCTGGCTATATCTGCATTGTGGTCGGTCTATCGTGATGTGGGGGTGTACTGATGCCGTGGCAACCAATGCGCCGGTGCACCGAGCCGGGATGTAATAAGCGGGTGAGGTCCGGCAAGTGCGATGAGCACAAGCGAGAAGCATGGCGGGAACAGGATGCCAGACGCGGACACCGCCGCGCCCGTGGTTACTCAGTCTCATGGGAGAAGTATCGCGCTCAGTATCTGAAACGTCACCCCCTGTGTGTTGAGTGCCAGAAGCTGGGCCTCTACGTTCCTGCGAAGATTGTCGATCACATCATCCCTATCAACGGCGGTGATGATGTTCTGTTCTGGCCTGAGTGGAATCACCAGCCGTTATGCCAGACGCATCATAACCAGAAGACTACGCAACAGGACCCCATCACCAAAGCGAACCGCAAAGCAGGGCTCTACATCGAGCAGGAGGAACGGGCAGCGCAGCGCAATAACTGGATGTATGAGGCCCGCGATGAATGAGAAAGATGTGGTGAATCTGTATCAGTCGCTGGCCCGCTGCCGTGATGGGTTTATGCAGACCCGCACCAGATGCAATGAGCGCCAGCCAGTGAAACGCATGAGTGAGCGTGAGCGGGAGGTGATGGAATGCTTCCGCAACCGCTGACAGACCGCACAGATGGGGTGGGGGAGGTTTTCAGGACAAAACCCCAGCCGCAAGGCACCACCCGCCCCCTCAAATTTTTACGCACGGTGATTTTTTTGAAAATAAAACAGACAGGAAAACAGTAAGTTATGGCAAGACCACCCAAACCGCCCGCCTATCTTGATGAAATCGCGGCGCAGCAGTGGAAAGCGAAGGCGAAGCAGCTGGCGGAGCGTGGTGATCTGACGCCTGCCGACTGGAACAACCTTGAGCTGTACTGCGTCAATTACTCGATGTACCGCAAAGCCGTGGAAGACCTTGCCACGCGGGGATTCAGCATAGTGAACAGCCAGGGCGGTGAGAGCCGGAATCCGGCACTGAGCGCAAAAGCGGATGCCGAAAAAATTCTTATAAAAATGTCGTCGCTGCTGGGCTTTGATCCGGTAAGCCGCCGCCGCAATCCGGTAGAAACGGAAGAGGAGGACGAGCTTGACCGTCTGGAATGAGTACGCAAATGCGATAAAAACGGGCGAAATTCCGGCCTGTAAGCGCGTAAAACAGGCCGTGGAAAGGTACTTTTCAGACCTGAATGATCCCCGTTATGAGTTCGATACGGCGACCGTAGAGCGGTTTATCGCGTTCTCCCGGCTCTGTCCACACGTCAAAGGCCCGCTGCGGGGCCAGCCTATCGAGCTTGAGCCGTGGCAACAGTTCGCCTTTGCTAACCTGCTGGGCTTTAAGGTCAGGGAGTCAGGGCGCCGCAAGTACAGCAGCGCCTTTATTGAAGTACCGCGCAAGAACGCAAAATCAACCGTGGCCGCCATGCTGGCAAACTGGTTTCTCGTAATGGAGAAGGGCCAGCAGGATATCTACACGGCGGCGGTGAGCCGGGATCAGGCCCGAATCGTGTTCGACGATGCCCGCCAGATGTGCCTGCTGTCAAAACCGCTGAAAAAGCGCGTCAATATCCAGGCGCATAAGGTCATTTTCCCGAAGAGCAACAGCCTGTTAAAGCCGCTGGCGGCGAAAGCAGCCACCATTGAGGGGACTAACCCCAGCCTGGCGATTGTTGATGAGTACCACCTTCACCCGGATAACGGCGTTTATTCCGCGCTGGAGTTGGGTATGGGCGCACGTCCTGAGGCGATTTTGTTCGCCATCACGACAGCCGGGAGTAACGTTGTATCCGCCTGTAAGCAGCATTATGACTACTGCTGCCAGATTCTGGCCGGGGAAGAGAGCAACGATTCGCTGTTTGTCCTGATCTACGAGCTGGACGACGAAAGCGAGGTTGAACAGCCTGAAATGTGGATCAAGGCTAACCCTAACCTGCATGTGTCCGTTGACGCGGTGAAACTGGAGTCCACCATCCAGAAAGCGCGGGGCATACCGTCGCAGTGGGTGGAGATGCTGACCAAGCGTTTCAATATCTGGTGTCAGGGCTCCACGCCGTGGATGGGGGCCGGGGCATGGGATGCCTGTGTGCTCGACTATACCGAAGACGATCTTGCCGGAATGGAGTGTTATGCCGGGTTTGACCTGTCCTCTACCAGCGACATCACCAGCGTAAGCTATGCGTTCCCGTTCGACAGGGAGATCAGACTCCTTACCCGTCATTATCTGCCGGAAGCGCAGCTGCTTAACGTCGCCAACAAAAACCGCGCCATCTACCGCCAATGGGTGAAAGCGGGATGGATACGCACCACACCCGGCGACTGCATCGACTATGACCGCATCCGTGACGATATTCTGCGCGACGCTGAAACCTTCAATATCCGGCTGGTGGGCTTCGATACGTGGAACGCCACGCACCTGCGCACTCAGCTACAGGGGGCGGGGCTTGATGTGGAGCCGTTCCCGCAAACCTATCTCAAATTCAGTCCGGTGGCGAAATCCTTTGAGGTATTCGTTAACCGTAAGGTGGTGCGCCATCGCGGCGATCCTGTTCTGTCCTGGGCGATTGGTAACGTGGTGATGGAGACGGATGCCAACGCCAACATTAAGCCCAACAAGAAGAAATCCTCAAACAAGATAGACCCGGCTGTATCCGCGCTGATGGCGTTCGGAACCTTCCAGGCTGAGCACGAGGATTTTGCTTTCGATATGAGCGACAGCCACAAACAACGGCTGGCGACATTTAACGGTATCTGACAGGGAGTAATATGCAACAGGTAGTAACTACTATGAAAACCACGATAAAACTCAGCGGCTCAATGGCCCAGCGATTTGGCAGGACACATCGCCGGGCGCTAACGTCCGCCAGCGAAGTTTTCAGGGCGCTTTCTAACACCATTGACGGCTTTGATGCTTATCTGCGTGAAGCTCGGGCAAAGGGACTGGATTTTGTTATTTTCCGGGATCGTCGCAATATTGGGCACGAAGAGTTTGAACTCCTGGGGCCGGGTGATGAGTTAAGAATAATCCCTGTGATAAGGGGTAGTAAAAGAGCTGGCGTTTTCCAGGCGTTGCTCGGAACGGCTCTGGTCGCTGCTGCAATATGGATGCCGGGAGTTAGCATCGCAGCAAGTAACCTCATGTTTTCCGTTGGTGCCGCAATGGCCGTTGGCGGTGTAGTGCAAATGCTCTCCCCTCAGGTATCAGGTCTGCGAATGCGGCAGGATCCTGATAACAAACCCTCTTATGCGTTTGGTGGGCCCGTTAACACAACAGCATCTGGCAATCCCGTCCCCCTGCTTTATGGGCAAAGGGAAATTGGCGGTGCGATTATCTCTGCCGGAATCTATGCGGAAGATCAGCAATAGAGGCTCATATGAATAAAATTTTACTTATCACTGCCCTGGAGGAGATTGCTAGTCGCGAGGGCCATGAACTTAACGGGCAAGATAGGCTATTAATCCGCACAAAAACAGCTATGGTTTTGGCCGCTAAACAGCGGCACCGCCAGCGCATGGAAGCGCCACCCTATCAGTGGCGAAAGCCAGATAAATTAAGGCGTTGAAAGAGGTTCATCCCCTATAAAGCACCAGTATTGTTCTGGTGCTTTTTTGTTTGTTCAGACAAAGCTGTATAAACATCTGTATAAACATTAATAAAAAAGGCGCTATCCCATGCCGAGTAGCGCCTTTTAAAACAAACATTTAACTGATTTGTATCAGTTCATGCCGTATTTTTTCAGTTTTTTACGCAGCGTACCACGGTTGATGCCCATCATCAGGGCAGCACGGGTCTGGTTACCGCGGGTGTATTGCATCACCATGTCCAACAGGGGCTGTTCTACTTCAGCCAGTACCAGCTCATAGAGATCGTTAACATCCTGACCATTCAATTGAGCAAAATAGTTCTTCAGTGCCTGTTTAACCGAGTCACGCAGGGGCTTTTGAGTTACCTGGTCCTGAGAGTTAACGGTAGAAACGGTCAGTACGTCAGAATTTACGCGTTGTTCGAACAT